ATAGGCAATAATTTCTCTGCCGCACTACGGAAATACGAAGTAAGGCCCAAAATACGTCGAATAAAGAGATCACGGTTCTTGAATTCCAGCGTAGACGGATCAATGAAGTAACCGTTGAAGTCATCCAATTTATCCGGGAGTGCCGTAAATGGTTCTTGTTTATTTGTCGTTGCAGAAATCACAGAGATTCCATTTTCGCGGAGTTTACTCACAATTGCACGTTCGAACGCTGCATCGGATAATACACCATTTTCAGTAGCAGTAGTATCCATGACTGCGATACTTCCGGATGCGGATGCGGATGCGGATGCGGATGCGGATGCGGATGCAGCACCGCCCTCGCCGCCCTCACCGCCACGTCCCATCGCCGCGCTCGGGTCGCCCCGTCGAATCACTCCGCGATATTTCGATGTAACTGCGTCATAATCACGTACAAACCCAAATGGATTACGCGTAATCATCAGTTTCTTTGTGCGGGTGTTGTAATCCATATAGTCAAATGAAAGTCCAATTCCCTTTGCAAAATTGGCAAAACTGGCGGCCCCGGCCCCCGCCCCCGCCTTTGATCCTTTGCCTCGACCCGATGCGGCAGCCCCCGATTCTCCGGCAATACCGAAAATCGACTTGAATCCATCAAGAGTCAAACGACCGCTTGCGGTGGCTCCCGCTCCCGCTCCTGCTCCCGCTCCTGCGCTACTGTCGCCAATGGTGAAAACCCAGTTATCGATATTACCGCGGAGGATATTAAACAAGACTGCGATTTCATTCGGGTAGTTGATAATCGGTGTTCCTGTTAATAAAACAACTTTCGCATTCTGTGCTGATAACAAAAAATGGTACAAACGATACGCCATGGATGTAGGACGTTTCAGTTTATTAACGATTCTACTAACGAAGTTGTGCGCCTCGTCGATGATGATCACTGAATTATCAAATGGATTGCGTGTATATCCCTCCGTCATACTTTTCAGCTTCTCGGCACGAAGACCGTTGTAATTAATGAAATCGTATTTCGTATTAATCATCTCGTCGATTTGTCGGTCAACACGAACACGCTGACTTGCTGTGAGTTCAGTTTCATAATTACTGGGTTTGGTAACATTCACCATCCACGCCCCACCGTTTGCACGAACGAATTTATCATCGGGGAACATTAATATTTGCGACAATACGCGTGTGAGTTCGGGATTACCGCGCGACTCGATGAACTCCCAATATTGGTTCTTTTTATACATAAGATCACCGCATTTCGTCTTCATTTCTTCAATGTAGTTCATACGAAGTGATGCAGGCGTCATGACAATAATTCGCTTAAATGTTTTCAGTCCTTCAGCGATCGCGATGGATGAGCATGTTTTACCACTTCCCAATCCGTGAAAGAGAAGCAACCCACGGTACGGCGAATAAATATTCAAGTAATCACGGACGATTTTCTGATGGGTAAGAAGGGCAACCGACGCAGAGTCATCACCGCCGTAAAGCGCTTCACATGAAATATCGCTTTCACCTGATGTGAGTTCTTCGCGGTAGGGGCGAAATAACGCGTTGATATATTGAATAAATTTGGCACGGTTATTCATATAAAACTCGGACGCCTGAACTTGAGGAAGTGGGCGCGGAGGTGGAAGACGTGTGGCAACAATCGTATCGCCAATCTTATACGCAGAAATATTCACCATACTATCTTCGCGTTCTTTGATTTTCTTAACAACCGCCTTTACGTTTACGGCGGCGGCACTAACACTACCAGACGCGGTGGAGGCGGCTGCGGCGGCGGCGGCGGTGGCGGCGGCGGCAGTTCCTTTCGGTTTTGGGCGGATGATTCGTTTCTTCACCGGAGCCCCTTCTTCAACAGCTTCTTTCTCAACGCCAGGTTGTTCTAATTGACGCATCTCTTCAAATTCTGCAGGTGCATTCGATTCTGCAATTGCCATTGCAGCTGATGCCTTTGTCTGCTTTGGCAGTTCATCAGAAGGCAATATTGCACGTTTGCCTAATTTTATTGCGGCGGTTCCGCTACCACTACCGATGCCTATAGGGTCGGCCTCTGAACCGAAATCTGGTTCACTTTCCGGATGACGTACATTACTTGCACCAGAAAAAAACGTATTAGAAAAAGAAGGAGGTTGTAATGGGACAACGGATGCAGAGAGTGATCCGGAACCTCTTAATTTAGCCATAATTTCTGCGCGATTAAATTCTACAGTATGACGTTTATCTACGAGAAATGCAGAACTGGCAGGGGCGGCGGCCGCGGCAGCGGCAGGGGCAGTGTCGGCAGAGGCAGCAGAAGTACCTCTTATCTCGACGTCTTCGGCCTCACCACCCTCAACAGGCAATTCAGGAGCGAATTCGTCTTCACGCTCTCGTCGCATTGTTGCATATCCAGATATATTCCGCGGTTTTTTAAATACACCACTTGGTAGTTTACGAACAAATTTAATGACAACCCCTTCTTTTCCTTCCGGCGCAGACGACGTCGCGCGTAGTGACGGACGCTGTGTCAAATTAAATTGTTTTAAAACATTCATTATAGTATCGTACTAACATATACCGTTATATTTATTTCGCAATTCGCGCGATTTGACGTATCGCCATTTCGCATGTAACCTGTTCGGCTTTCTTTTTGATTTTATGGGCCGCACGTGCGAAGAAGATAAACGCCTTCCCGCCGTTCTGTTCACAGATCCGGTGAACTCCCGCAAACCCATCCGCCAACGACTCAAATGGAATTGCTGTTTGGGGATGTCCGACGACCTCGTGTAATGGTTGTCCTAAACATAAATACAAGCCCATTTCGTATCCCGCATCTGGATCTCGCGACAATTCAATATAATCAGGCGTCGTCTTAAACTCTTTCTGAATCTTCACCTGAAGAATATTCTTGTAATTGTCGTCGTTCTTGATCAAGTTTGTCCAGTCAATGTGTCGTTCAAATACCGTCTCGATGAAGATCTGTGCGATTTGAAATCCTGGACCACAACTAAACACTTTCTCAAACCATTTATCGTCATCGTGAATCGGTATACGGTTGAAGTCCAGAAACAACGCACCTACGAACGCCTCGAACAAACACCCCAATTTCTTCAGATTGGTTCTCGTCTTCTTTTCTTCCGAGTGTTTCGAAATAATGAACCAGCGGTGTAATCCCATTTCAAGCGCGAATTTTCCGATGGTTTCGTTTTTGACGATGGCGATTTTCTTCTCTGTCATGAATCCTTCATTCTCTTTAGGAAAACGTCGGTAGAGGTAGTATTTTGTAATACATTCGAGCACGCCATCGCCGACAAACTCAAGGCGCTCATTGGATTTCGTGTGAAGTGGCATGGCGCCTTCCGGGCGTTCGAGAAATGTAATATTTTCGAGATCATTGAGAGCTTTAGGGCGTTTGGTATACGATCGATGGACAAATGCGCGCCGATACAGTTCAAAATTGTGGACTTGGGAAGGCACGCCATATCGCGTCAGGATGCTTTCAATATCAGCAAGCGTGACTTCTACGTTTTCAGTATTGTAAGGATTGAAGACGTAGCGATCATCATCGACGCGTATAATGTCGTCATCGTTGTATATATTCTTACCGGTTCGTGCACTTTCTCCTTCAAGTGCATCATCGCCACCGCTGCCACCGCCGCTGCCGCCTTCAGAGATATTTAGAAGTATATTTTCATTTTCAGAATCTGAACTACTGCCATTTTCGACGTGGGAGGCGGCGACCACTGCCGCGGTGGGATCGCGAAGACGAAACATTATCACAGGATAACGGATGATATGTACCAGATAATATGTATCAACCACTGTATTTAAGCAAATTCGGATCAATTTTTTATATCGGTATTATTTATAATTCAGTATTAAAATGGTGTTAAGTGGTTCCAAGAAGGTTTCTCGTATTCGTTCTCTTGTTAGCAAGGGTTGCCATTTCGGCAGTATGCCCGGTTCCGCCCCCAAGATTGGTCGTGGAAGCTGGACTTCCGTGGCTTACCGCCAGGGAGGCATAACCTGCGATTGCTTGGCGAAGATTCGCTTCGATACATGTGCTGCCCAGTATCAGTATTTGAAGGATAACAACTTGATCTTCAACTGCAAGCTTACCGGTGGTGTCGGTCGTCAGATGTTCACCAAGAACTGCAAGGCTTAAATCTAAACCTAAGCAGGCGGGCGTATCTGTATTTAATTTATTTATACCATAATTATATAACAACTGTAATTATGGCAAACAGCAAGATTGCACGACGTGTATTATTTAACAGCACTGGTCCTACGAATGCAATTAACACCGACACAAAGCATGGTGGAGGAGACAAGAAAGGTGGAGCAACACCTGCTGGAACTGGTCAGATGCGTAGTTTCGCAATGAGAAACACAATCACGGAACCCGCCAAGAACAAGGACTTTATATTTAGGTTCATCGAGAGATTGGCCCCCGCCCGTAACTCTGGACCCAAACTATAATAAAACCAATTTCATAATATGATCTATGATCCAGTATCAAGTTCAAGTATACATATTATGAAAATCGAAACCGATTTGAAACTGGATTTCAGCGATGTTCTATTTCGCCCCAAGCGATCTTCTCTTTCATCGAGAGGAGAAGTCGACCTCACGCGAGAGATTATCTTTAAAAATGGTGTGAAATGGCGAGGTATTCCGATTATTGCATCAAATATGGACACAGTGGGCAACTTTGAAATGTACGCGGTGCTTCATCGTCATAAAATCATAACATGCTTCCATAAACATTATAGTCTCGAAGATTTTACTATTGCAAAATCGAGAGATTTAAACAGAAATTATTACATGATAAGCACCGGTATTACCAAATCCGACGAAGAAAAACTGGATAAAGTCATCGCCCTTCTTGATCCAATATTCGTATGCATTGATGTTGCAAATGGTTATATGAAGGCGTTTGTAGATTTTGTCCGGAAGATCCGAGAGAAATACCCGCAACTGGTCATTGTATGCGGGAATGTCGTCTCTCGAGAGATGGTAGAAGAACTCATTATGAACTGTGGTGCGGATATTGTAAAAGTTGGAATCGGAAGCGGGAGTGTATGCATTACTCGTCTTCAAACTGGCGTAGGTATGCCACAACTTTCCGCAGTTATCGAATCATCCGACTCGGCGCATGGACTGAACGGGTTCATCGTATCCGATGGTGGATGCACGACCCCGGCAGATATTGCGAAAGCATTTGGAGGTGGTGCTGATTTCGTGATGTTAGGAGGAATGTTGGCTGGACACGATGAATCTGGCGGTGAAGTCGTGGAAGACGCGGCAACTACCGGACAGAAATACAAACTCTTCTATGGGATGTCGAGTTCAACCGCGATGGAGCAATACAACGGCGGGGTTGCGTCACATCGATCCGCGGAGGGGAAAACGGTGAAGATACCGTATCGCGGTCCTGTTGAAAGTACGATACTTGATATTTTAGGTGGAATCCGGTCGACGTGTACATATATCGGCGCGAAACGCGTGAAAGATATCCCGAAATGCACCACATTTATTCGAGTGACGAACCAGGTGAATCAAGCATACTCTGGAAAAGAACATAAGGCATAAATCATGTCTATATCTATTGATAATAATCATATCACACGTTACCAGGAGCAACATTGCTGATATGCTTATCAAAATTGATTGTCGAGAGAAAGACTTGCTGGAGATCATGAAGCCGGCCGCACCCACCGCCACCGCACCCGCCGCACCAGAACCAGTGGAACCGGATCACTATATTATGGACCTTGGGGACGGTGTCACAATGAAAGTTCCACTTCCAAAAAACAAGGCGACCGCGAAGACGACCGTGAAGGCGCCGAAACCGAAACCGAAATCTCTCGACGTATCCGCGATCAACCATGAAATCAGATCCGAGAGATTGCCGATCGGAGATGTAATTCTCTATGATCCGACACAAGGTCAAGAGAAAGATATCGTCATCTTCGAGAGAAAGACTCTGGCCGATCTTGCAGCGAGTATTCGAGACGGGCGGTACAAAGAACAGTCATTCCGACTCATCGAGTCCGCTGCTGCCACCGGATTTCACACCCATCACATCGTATACATCATCGAGGGTGATCTCTTGAGATACGACGAGAGACATACCCAGATTACGAAGACGGCACTTCAGAGCGCAATGGTCTCGCTACTGTATTACAAGGGGTTTTCAGTGATACGAACAATGAATGTATGCGAAACAGCGGATTTTATCCTGCATTTTGCAGACAAGGTGGCGAAAGAGGGACCGCTTTCTATCGCAGACACGACGACCACTGCGACAGCATATAGTGAGGTCTCGACGAAAAAAGAGAAGCGAGACTACATTACTCGAGAGAATATCGGGGAGATTATGCTCGCACAGGTGCCAGGAGTGAGCGCGAAGATGGCGGCTGCAATTCTGGCGAAATACAATGGATCAATCTATGAGTTTTTAGGAGATTTGCACCGGAAAATCAACGATTATGAAGAAAGTGTCTCGCCACAGATGTCGCCGCCGTCACCTAACGCAGGTCCTGATGCTACAACACACCGACCGGTGATGGAACCGATGAACAAGAACAAACTGAAACATGTATCGACATGTTTCACTGATATTGCAATGGATGGAAAACGCGGGATCGGGAAGCTTACCGTAGAAAAGTTGACTTATTTTTTAGAGTGATAGTGTAACACTATAAATATATAGTATATATATGGATAAAATGGATACCCCTTTTAATAAACTTCGCGAGGAAACGAGACAAAGGTCAGAATTTTTGGGGAAACTCATTAAAGGAACAGTACCGCAGGACATTGTAAAGTTGAATGGTGATTTTCAGAATTTTATGATAAAGTTACACCAAAGCCTTAATTCAGAATATCCTTACCTCATTAATTGTATAAAGGATCGTATACGTACGGTTCGTGAACAACATAACGAAGCTAATGGCAACCTC